TTACCATTCTTTAACACTGTTAAACTTTCTTAAAGACAATGTTTCACGTGGAACGTTGGCAAAGTGGATGCCACAAAATGTTTCACGTGGAACAAAAGTGGTGGATGTTAAAAAGATTTAAATTAAACTTTTTGCACTATTTAACAAAAATAATTTGGTTGTTTCGTGGAAAAGTCGTATCTTTGCAACGTGATTTAGAAATTTAGTTCAACCCTTTAAAAAATACGAATATGGCAACGTACAAAATTACTTTAGAGTGTGAAACCGTTTTATCTGTTGACGGTACACGTGTAAAAAGTGAAACATCACGTGAAACACAAATTGTTACAGGCGATTTTGCTGATGTGGCAAAAGTTATGTTTGAACACGAAACAAACTGCATCAAGCACAACAGATTGCCAAAGTTGACGAAAGACGTTTACACTATCTTTGAAACAAAAGATAGTTTGAACTACATCAACGAATATGGATGCTGCGTCACTCAACTCTGCAACAAATTAGGTAAAAATGCTAGTTCATTTTTACAGTTGATTCAAACAAGTGAACGAATAAAATAAATGTTTAACCGCCTGTGGGGTAACACTCACAGGCATAAAATAAAAAGTTATGATACGATTACAGAAGTTTAAATTTGGAAAACTTTTGGTATCTTTAATAACAAAAGATACAAAGGTGGTTACACAGTTGTTAACTAATTACCGTTTTTGTGGCGGTGGTTTATATATGCACTCAAAAACTGCGGGTAAATATGCAAAGGTTGATTTTGTTGACGTTAACGGCAAACCTGTTAAAAGCATTTAAGTTTAACCGCCCTACGGGGCACAAATAATAGATATATGGAACATTCATATTTTAAGATTACATTGACACAAACCGACAAAGAAACGGTTTTTATGGTACGTTCTGACAAAGTAAGCGAATTTTTCAATAACAAAATTGACTATTTACAGGGAGATTGTAAGATAACGGTCAAAGGTCGTTTTCCAACGCACAAAGATTCCCGAAAGTGGTTTATAGTTTCAACTAAATAATAAGTAATATGAAAAAGATTAAGTATTTTAGTTTGTCTGAGTTCATCAACTCTGCAACTGCAAAACGTTTGGGCATTGACAATATGCCAACGTTTGAAATCGTTGACAACTTGAATCGTCTTGCCGATTATTTAGACGGCATCCGTGAAAAGTTGGGTAAACCGATTCTGATTAATAGCGGCTATCGTTCACCGATGTTAAATAAAGCGGTGGGCGGTGTTGCTAACAGTCAACACTTAAAAGGTTTGGCGGCTGATGTGGTGTGTGCTGATATGGAATCTTTAGAAAAGGTTCTAAGAGAAACAGGCGGTTTTGACCAACTTATTAAGGAACACCGCAAAGGGTCAACGTCTTTTTGGTTTCATATTTCGGTTTGTTCCCGTAACGGAAAACCCCGAAACCAAATAATAATGAATCTTGAAAAGAAATAGTTATGGAAAAGGCAATAGAAATTTTATTGAAATCTGTTAAAGTTTCAACAGAAAATTTGCAATACATAGCAGAAGAAACAACAGGCACAAACGGTATGTTATTAAATTCTGTTATCGAAACATTAAAGGCGCAAACCTTAGTAATAAAAACTATTTCTTGCAAACTTGATGCAGAAAAGGCAAAGAAAAACCGTGCCTTAGATTTTATATGTGGCAAAGGTTTAGCAAACGAATTTAATAGTAAAAAATAAGAAAACAGGCGGTAACAATTTTACCGCCCGTTTTCTTTTATAAATAAACGCCTGTTTCAAGTTCTGAAACAATTTCATTATATTCATCTACTAGCAAATTTGCCGTGTTTAAATTCACGTTTTCAAACTGTGCAAAACCTGTAACCGCATTTATAGTTACGTTTTCTTTCGTGTTGTTTACAGGAACATCTACTGTTATATTTTCAGTAATCAATACATAAGGTTCTAAACCGTACAAAATTTGTTCGTTCCATTCGTCACCGCCAACGATATTTAAATCGGCATCCCCCGTTCTATAAATAACATCACGTGACAAAGAAAAACTTTCAAACTGAAATGCTATCCCGTCACACGAAATAAACGCCACGGCATCCCCTGTAATCACGTTTACTTTCATAGTTAAATTAATCGTTTTACCGATATATTTACTATCTACAGTAACAAACCCACGGCACGGGATAAACAGTTGTACCTGTGCGTTAAAGTCTTCATTGTTACCGTTTGCCCCTGTTAGTTCAACGTTACCGAAATCTATTGTTAAAATATCGGTTTTAGGCGATTCTACAACGATTTTGGTATCATAGTTACCGCATTTTAAATTATCCGTACCACTAACAGGAACATTCGCAAAAATACGCTTTATTCGGTTTACATAAACACCCAAATTAACGGTTTGTGTCTTACCTGTTGTTTCGTCTTCAACCTTAGAAAAGCGTTGCTTACTAAAAGCATCCAAATTTTCCAAACTTACTTTATAAACATTAATAGCACCGTAATTTTTCGCAACGGGTTCAATTACGTTTGCTTCTGCGTTCAAAGTAAAGCTATAATTTGGCGTAAATGTAAGTGTTCCCGTTTTCTTTTCGGTATCTAGCGTAAAATTAACCGTTTTCGGGATGCCGTGTTCTATATAGTAAACGTTTGGCGTGATTCCGTCAAAATGTGCGTTTTCGTTTGCCGTTACCGTTACCGTAATTTCTTTGCCCTTTTCTACAGTTTCCCCCGTCAAACTTGAAACGCAATTTGCCAAATTATATGTGACGTTTACAAACGTTTTAATTTCATAGGCGTTTGCTTTAATTGTAAAATTGTCATTCGGTGTTATTGTCACCGATGCCGTTAATTTGTCGCTCGATATATTGAAAACAGTTGACGGTGTGCCCGTTGTTTCATAGTCAATAGTTGGGGCATCCGATAAAGAAAAAGAAAACCCGTTGTTTGCGGTCAAAGTTATCGTTATTTCTTCACCTTTGTTCACCGTTCCATTGTTCAAAGAACTAGTACAGTTTGACAAATTGTTTGTAACGGTTACAGTTTCGGGAACGGGTTCTATACTTTCTACCGTAAACGCTTTAACGGTACAATTTGCGGCATTCGTTGGAATAGTATAAGAAATCGTTGCTTTTTTCCCTGTGGAATCTATTTCAAAGTTTGTATTTATATATTGAAAACTTGATGTTCTTATAGCTACCAACGGCACAGGGTCAAACTTAAACCCCGTGTTCGCCTGTAGGGTCAAACTTAAAGTTTCACCCTTTTCAATCGTTGTTGGTTTGTCACCTATAACGGTTGTTTGGTCTGAAATATTATAAGTTATTTTCATATTTAAACGTTACCTTTAATAGTTACCATAACAATACTACCTGTTTCGTTCAACAACCCCTTATTCGGAAAATCTAGTTTTCTGATATTCGGGCGCACGTCAACAACGTTTGAACGGTTTGAAAGATATTTGTTACCGTTTTCGCTTTTTGTCAACGTTGCAGTACTGTTTAAGATAATATCCTTATAAGTAAACAGAACGTCAACACGCAAACGAATTGTGCAAATATCCCCGTCTTGCGTCAATTCAGAAACGAAATAATAACGGTTCAAACTTTCGATATAAACATAGTTAAACGTTACAGGTGTTCTTGTTCTGAAACGAACAACAGGCGTTAAAACGTTAAACGTTGCATTCAATACGCCTGTATAATCTTTGTTTGCCTGTAAAGTCTTATTTACTTCATTCGGTTTACCGTTATAAATGTAAGTTTTTATTTTAATCATATTTTAAAAGCTAAAAGGGGCATCCCTGTGCTATCAACTACAGGAACACCCCAAAAGTTAAACAACCAAATTAGGCAACAAAGAACACAACAAAGTTTTCGTTTGTGTCATTGAAGTAACCCGCATCAAACTTGAAATAGTTGTTGAAGAACTCAGCTTTTGCGTTGTAGTTGGTTGTTACTCGCTTGTCCAAATTTGTAACGCCCAACGCATCACGGTCGAACATCACGCCCAAAACACCGCTAACAGAAATTGTTGCACCGCTTGCCGATTTTACGTCAATCTTTGAAACGTTGGCAAAAGCATAGTCTTTTCCTGTTGCTTGCCAACTTGCAACGGTTTCAGCCTGTGGCAACAGAACGTTTTCACTGTGGAACGTGTCGGCATACAGGTATGCTTTAGCTGCGGCTGCGAAATCTGACAACAGAACGGTATGCAACACGTCTTTCGGTGTGAATCGTTCCTTACCGCCAACGTTAAACAGGGTTGAAATTGTCTGCAAACGGTCGGCATACAAACCCATTATATAGGCTGCAAATCTGATGAAATCGGGTGTGGTTACTGCAACGTTTGCGGTAAGGTGTGCGCCCGTCTTATCATTGTAAAGTTTCAACAGGTTCACGCAACGAACAGTACTAGCAGTTGAATAGTCCACCGTTTCGTGTGTTGACGGTACGAAACCGAAAGCGGTTTTGTCGGCATTCAAAGTTTCTGCAATCATATTATTAATTGTGCGCATAACAAGCGCATCCGTCTTGATAGTCATTGACTTCTCAACTGCTGAGTAAATCATTGACAAGAAACCGTTCAACTGCTCTGCGCTGCTGAAAGATTCCTTTACTTGTCTTTCAGTAATTGAAACAGGAACTTCAAAAGTTACCTTTGAGTTGAAGAACTTAGCGGAAACGGTCGGTTTGTGGAAAACATCCTGTTTGTACTCTGTACCGTCTTTAAGATTCCACGTGTCGTTTTCCTCAGCCTGTGGAACGTCTGCGCTGATTTTCTCCAAAACGCTACCGAATTCCCACGCATCCATAAGAACACTCGGAACTTTACCCGAATAAGGGCGGTTCACGAAAACAACCTTACCGATGTGATTTACCAACGATTTTACATAATTGTCAACCGCATTTTGGTTGAAGATTTCGTTACCCAAATCAACAACCCCTGTAAGGTCTTCTTTGACAATATCGGTTTTACCCAAAACTTCACCGCTTACGGTGTTAACTAAACTATAAATCTGTTTTACATCCATTTTTATAAAAATTTTAGTAATTAATAAATATCAACTGTTAACTCTTTTGCAAGTTCTGTTATCACTTGCGTTTTGAAATTAGTTTTGCGCAAACTTATTTCTTTTTGAATAATTTCACTAGTTGGAACACTAGACGGAACACCGTTTTTAACAACTGTTTTCGTGCCCGTTTCTTGTCTGTTCCCTGTGGAATCTCTTTGTTGTTTCGTGTCATTTCCGAAATCTCCATTGTTAAAGGTTACACTTGAATCGACTGTGTTGTTATTACCTGTTTCGGCAACGGTGTTATTTATTGTTTCCGTTGTTTTTGACGTTACAGGGTTCAACACGTCATATTCTTTATTGAACACTTGAATCTGTTTTTGCCATTCGTCAAACTTTACTGTGATAATGCTTTTAACAATATCGTTTGCAGTTTCGTTTGTAACGGCATCACACAAAGTTCTGTTTCCGTATCTGAAACGAAAATCAATATCAATTATTTTCGGGTCGTCATTCCCGAATATTGATTCATACAAAACAGGAAACAGGGGTTTAAAGATTTTATCAAACAACCCGTTTTCAGTTGTGAAAAGTTCATTAATTTTCATCTTTGTTTTCTTTTTCTTCTGTTTCTTCTGTTTCTTGCGTTTCTTCTGTTTCCGTTTCTGTTTCTTCTGTTTCTTCTGTTTCTTCTGTTTCTGTTTCCGTTTCTTCTGTTTCTTGCGTTTCTTCTGTTTCGTTTTCCGTCACAGTTTCAACGTCTTCTGTATCGGTGTGGTCGTGCCCGTCTTCTGATGCTTTAAGCAACGACAAATAATTTTCGTGCTCGATTTTCCAACTTGACCCCAAAGTTACGGTAATATCCGTACCGAACATTTCGTTAACACGTTTCACACCCTCAACACGTTCTGTTAACATTGAATCGACAAACGGCATCAACGCATCAATATTCATTGAAACTTCTTGCGTGTTCAACCGTTCACGTTTCATATTATAGTTTGCATTCAAACCCAAATCGTTAAACAGGCTAGCTTTATAGTACTGCAACAGTTCAATTAATTGCCCGATTTGTTGGTTTCCCTGTGTCGGGGGCGTTTGTAAGTTCACACCTTTAAAAAAGGCATTTTCACCGATAACAGAAAAATCACCGTTCAAAATCTTCTGTAAGAACAATTCTGCGCTCTGTTTGGTTTTGTCGTCACTTGCCGAAATTAGCATAGTGATACGGGTCAAAATGCTAGCCAAATTTAATGTTATTGTGGCATCCGTGTAAAGTACACCATATTTGCCGATAATAGGCAAAAGCGAATCTGCAAACGGTGTGTTATTGATAACTACAATATCTTCATCAATTTTGAACGTCTTGTTTAAATTTAACCACGGGTTTGCAACAACGAAATCTTTGCCGTGATAATAGGCATCACATTCGCCACCCCGTGTGCCCTTTAAGGCGTACAAATTACCGTCAACTTCTGCGATGCCAACGTTACCCGTTGTTTGCAGAATCTTTTCAAGTTCAACAGGCGGCATTGTTTCGGGTGTGCCCGTGTAAACAAACATTTTTGAAGTCATACAAAGAACACGTTGCATAAATGTGAATAATGCAGAATCTTTGTTTTTAACTTCTGTTTGAAACCTGTTATATAAGTTTTCTTTTTCCATTATTTAATCAACGTTTTAATTAATGTGCAAAGTTCTGTTAACACTTTCGTGTTACTTTGCACGGTTTCATTTAACTTGTCAGTTTCGTTTTGGTGGCGTTCATTCTGTTTTTCCATATAATAGAAAAGTGCAACACACACCGCAACAGGAAAACCAACGTTGCTAATAAGTGAAATTATTCCGTTTGCATCCATATAGTAATTTTTAACTTTGTTATTTTGTGCTGCAAAGATAATAACTTTATTTGGTTTCACCAAATAAAACGGGGGAAAATTGTTTCACGTGAAACATTTTTAACCCCCGTTAACAGTCATTAAGTAATAATGTTACTGCGTGCACTCGCCATTAAATAGTTACGCACGATTTCACCAATTTCGTTACTTTGATAAAATACCTTATCCGTTGCAAAATATCTAGTTATCTGCGATTCTAGATACGTTGCAGTACTCAACAACTTTCGTTTGTAGTTAGGTTTGCCGTTCATCTGCAACGAATAAATCAAACTATTATCGGTATCTTTAATCGGTGTTGTTTTGTTGTGAATATAAATGAAATTATTCACCCCGTTTTCATTGTCTTCAACCTGTATCACGTTACCCTGTAGGGTCATTTCGTTAAACTGAATATAAAAGACAAACAACACGTCATTCGGTTTATATTTAACGGGCAAATGTGGATAAACTGCTAGTTCCCATTTACCGCCCGTTATCATCTGCAAATTTTCATTGTCAAAACAGAAATACTTGTTACTCGCTTTATGTTTGACAATAGTACTGCAATATTCAACCGCCACCGTTGCACCGTGTTCGCCAAACTTGTAAATGTCAATAGTTCCCTGTTCCATAAGGCGTACCTGTTTCAAACCCATTTCGGTAAAATACGGGCAAAACTGATTCACCGTGTTTCCTAACATAAATACTTTAACGTCATTTCTTTGACGAATAATTGTACTCAACAGGTTCATATATAGCATAAACTCATCGGGCAAATAATAACGTCTAGTAAGGAACTCATCGAAAACAATAGTAGTTATATTCGGGTAACTGCTAGACTTTTCGTGTTCCTGTTCTGAAAGACAAAAACCATAACAGAACGGGGTGTTTTCGGGCACACGTTTTTTGGTTTCGGGGTCATAAGACGAAAGAAACCATTTACCCGATACATAAAACACTTCGTTAAACTTACCGTCAGTAAGTTCTGTTATTACACCGTTTGCCACGTGATTTGCAAACAAACTTTCGGCACGTTTGCCCCTTAAATCTTCACGCCAACGGCGAATATATGCCATTTGTTTACCTGTGCGCAAATATTCCTTTATTCCATACAGTAACGTTGCATAAGTCTTACCGTTGGAACGTTCACCGAAAATGACGTTGTAATCTGCATTTTTTGATAAAATACGATTCAACGTGTAAAATTTTGGTGTTTCCACTTTTTCTTTTTTCTGTTTCATATTATTCCTTTTTTAATCTTATTCCCATTAAATAGTTTATATAAAGAACTGAAAGACTAAGAGTGTAACCTGTTGGCTCTAAATGTACGCCTGTGGTTGTATCGTAACTTGAAACGTTCCCCTTATAGTCTTTTATCGTTCCCGTCTGTTTGTAATCTATATATGTGTGAATATTCTTACCTGTTGCACTCGGTGGGATGTCTAGATAGTTGGTAAAGGCATCGAACACGCCATTTTCACCAAACGTTTTCACCATATAGGGGATAGCAGATTTTTTGTTAACGCCCGAAACGGTCATAGAGTAATTATAATTTTTCCCGTTTACTGTAAGGGCATTTTCTTCTTCAATCATATAACGTTTTGCACCCAAAGTTTTAAAACGGGTGTAACGCCCCTCATAGTCCCACACGCCCAAAGGTTTTGCGATTCCCTTTATCGTTACAGGTTCAACCTTTTCAAAGGGTATTTTGTGAAATTTACAGGCGGCACGCAATTTCTGTTGTGCTAAATCGTTGTATGCCTTAAAATATTCTTTGTGGGCATCCCCGTTCATTATTTTAACGCTATCGGTATCGCTATATATGTAATCGTCACCGCATTCAGAAATACCTGTAAATAGGTTTCGTCTTGCATAGGCGGTAACATAAATTCCCCACGGGTAAAATAAAAAGCGGTTTTTGCTATCGTTGTATTTATTAAGCATTTCTAATTGCTTTTCGCCTGTAAGGTGTTCAATATCCCACGTTTCACCGTCACACAAAATTTCATCACGCAACGGGTTTGTAACGCACATACCGTAACAACTATTAAGCATTTCTTTGCTATTTAGATATTCCACTTCTTTACCCTTTACACCTTTTAGTTTCGTTTTCATTTCGTACAGGTGCAAAATTGATTCCACGAATTCGGTAGGCAAATATTCTTTGCGGTAACAAATCATTCGCCCGATTCTTATTTGTTCCCACGTGTAAAACTGTGAAAACACTTTGTAATCTATTTCGGTAATTGTCATACATATTTTACTAGCACAAACCAATCTACCGTTATTTTCTGAAACGTTTTCTTTGACGAAACATTTACTAACCGATATAGGGTTTTCGTTTTCTGATTTCGCAAAAATGTTTGTAATCTCTACATCGAACACACAACAAAATTTGCTAGTCATAAACTCAAACTGTTTCATAGACTTTACAGGAACAAAAACGCCTGTGCTCATAGGGAATTTTTCTGAAACCATAACATACGGGTAACTGCTAGTAAAATCGTAACTATCTACGTTTTCAATCACTTCATCCGTGTATTTTGCGTTTGCGTGCGTAAAACCGCCCGAAAATGCCCTTTGCAGCATAGAAAATTCATCCAAACCTGTTATATTCAAACTGTGAATCTTATCTATATATTTAAAGTTAGGAATCGTTTTGCCTGTTTCGTCAGTTGTTTTAAAGCATACAGAACGGCAATATTTACGAACAAAACCCGTTTTTGTAATCGGTAAACGTGTTATTCCTTTGTACTGCTCTATTAATTCCTGTATGTAACACATCACAACTTTAATGTCATTCAAACAGTAACCTATTTCTTTTTGGGTTAACGGTGTTTCACTGTGGCGCAACAGGGAATAATCTAAATCGCCAACTAATTTCTCACATTTATATTTGTGAAGTTGTTCACCCAATTTCGCCAACGAATAACCCGAAAGTAAGTAACTGCAACGGAACTCTAAACCGTCTTTAGTTATTCCGTAAATCGGTTTTCTAAGGTCTATAGAAAAGACTTTTTCCCAATCTAACAATTCACGGAAAAACTGAAATTCATACGCCAAATTGTGAACGTAAATAATAATTCGCTTTTTCGGGCATAGTTCCAATATATCCACGATTTCATTTAACATCTGCAAAAATTCATCCCACGTTCTACCTAATATGCAAAAACCGTTTATGCCAAATTGCCAAACATACATTAAAGAACATTTTTCCATTTTGGTTTCTTTGCCGCCTAATTTCATATAACGTTCATAACTGTATGTTTCACCGTCTTCATCCCTGTAAAAGGATGTAGTTTCAATATCGAAAGATACAGGCACATTAAGGAACTTTTCGCCCTTATTATTGCCTGTAAAATTCTTTTCGTTCACCGCCAAAGATAAAACCTTTGCAATATCTTTTGGCGTGAAAACTTCTGTTTGTAGTTCAAAGGGTATTTTCTTCATTATAAACCGAATTTTTTGAAACTTTTCAGAATCTTTGAAAGTGTATCGTCTAATAAACCGCTCATTCGTTCCTGTTCGTCTTCAATAGCTTTTGCCTGTTCGTTCAAGTCGTCTTGCAACGAATCTGCTATTTTTATGGCATCACTTTCGATTTGGTCGGAAACGTCTTTACTTTCCTGTTCAAGTTCACCCGTGAAATCTTTGTATTGCATTAAGTATTGTTCCAAAAACTTTTCATCTGAAACACTCGCAATTTTACCCATTAATTTATTTTGCATCAAACTGAACTCATCATCACTCAGTTTATATGTGCGTTTTAGGTGTTGCGCATATTCTTTCGTACCTGTTGCACTTGATGTAGGTTGTTGAAGAAACGCCACCGCTTTTGCATATTCGATTTTTAAATCGTTCCAATCGTGTTTCATTGAAAATTTTGCAAAACCCTTTACATCCCCTTTATTAAGGGCAACAACTGCGGGGGAAACGATACCCGAATTTTCAACGTTTTGGATTCTTCTGTTTGCCTGTTGAAAAGTTCTTGCAATTTCTTTTCTTAAAACGGGGTCTGATTCCAAAGCGGTTAAAATCTCGCTTTTTACGTGAACTTTACCCGTAAATGAAAAGGTTCTTTTGCTAAAACCAATAGGATTCCTTTTTGCCATAACTTACTAAAATTTAAAATGAAACAAAAACGGGGGCAACAATAAACAAAGTTACTGTTTACCCCCGTGACGTTATCCACCCTTTACCCTACGAAACTACTTATCTACAAAGGTAATACCGTAACACTTTTTCGCGTGCGATTCATATTCGTAAATCGTGTAACCAACTTTGTTGGCTTTAATAGCATCAACCGCCTCAGTATCTGCTAGAATCTCACGAATTGTGTCACCTGTGAACTGTGGTAAGTTCACTAAACGTTTGTTTTCGGCATCAATAATAACAGGTGAATCGCCCAACTGTGATTTGTGAACGTATAAACCATTGATAGGATGCACCACGTCACCGCCACCCTCATTCTTACTGTTGAAAATGTCGGTCAACTTCACAAACGGAAAATCGGTTGTATCAATACCGAAACTTGTTTTGTTAAACTTACTTGCAAAACTAAAACTTTTAGCCATAACTTAAAACCTTTAAACGTTAAACTTCTGTTGTTACTTTACTTCATTCAAACCGTTTGCAGCCGCAAAATCGTTCAACCACTTTTTAAAGCGGTTCAACTTAATAACCGCCTTATCATCTTTCGCAACTTCGTTTGAAGTCATCAAAGCGTTAACACTTGTAATACAGTTGAAAACAGTTTCATTAAAATTTTCGTTCATAACTTACCTAATTTAAATTGTTAAACTTATAATGTTTCTAAATCACGGTGCAAAGATACGCCAAATCTATTAAACCACCAAATTATTTTAGTTAAAAAGTATTAAAGAAATAAATTAACTGTTGTTAACACTTATTGTTCCACGTGAAACAGTTTTCAGCATCCAGCACTTTTGTTCCACGTGAAACATTTTGTGGCATCCACTTTGCCAACGTTCCACGTGAAACATTGTCTTTAAGAAAGTTTAACAGTGTTAAAGAATGGTAA